CGACGTTCAAAGAGCCGGCCGATTTCGTCGACTCCGAATACAACATGCGCATCCTCTGCGCCAAGCACCACCGCGGCATCAATCACGGCATCCATATGGTCCCGTATCCGATGTGGATCATGCAGGCCGTCGCGCTGAAAGACTTCGTTTTTTCTCCCGATGAGATGCACTAAATGAACAAATCCAGCATTCCGACCGGTGGCATCGCCGTTTCTGCCGCGACGCTTGAACCCGCTGTGAGTTGGGCGCTCTCCGCGCTTTTCCATGCGCCGGTTCCCGAAAGCGTCGCCGTTCTCGTGACGGGCTTGCTCGGCTCCGCAGCTCACGCCGCATACAACTACGTCATCTCGCGCGCCGAGTCGAAAGCCGCCGCGCAGTAATCCCCTCCCCTATCGCATCAATAGCCCGCCGCGTGCGGGCTTTTTTCATTGGAGTCACGCATGACGATTGGTTTGTCCGCTACCGCGCGCAATGCTCGCCTCGATGCAATCACTTCGCAAGCCGGCGCGAATGCGCTCATCAAGTTTTACACCGGCTCGCGCCCGGCGACGGGCGGCACGGCGACGACGTTGCTCGCGACAGTGACGTGCGGCGCAACGCTCGCACCCGCATCGAGCAATGGCACGCTGACATTCAACACGACGACGGCCGGAACTGCTGCCGCAACCGGCACGGCGACATGGGCGCGGCTCACGACGTCAGGCGGAACGTTCGTCGCTGATATGGACGTCGGCACGTCCGCGCCGGCTGAAATCGTCATGTCGACGGTTTCGATTGTCAGCGGCGCACAGGTCAGCATCACATCGGGCGCGCTCACCGAAGGCAACGCATAAGGGAGAGTCGTGGGTACTCTAACCGGCTCAAACACACTTCTCGCCGGCACAGAGACATTCAACCTCTCTTCTCCGGCGCAAACAGACTGGATTCAATTTCCGCAGTCGGCGACGGCCGTCAATCGGAAGTCGGGCGGCGGGTCGACGATCGGATTGCCGACGCTGATCGGCTCTGGCGTGACGTGGACGGGCTACACAGACGGCCCGAAGTTCACATGGACGGACGGCACGCCGACGGCATCCGCGACGGCGCTCGCAGGCGGCATCTACGTCGACAACACGACCGCGACCGGGCAGGGCTTTCAAGAAGTGTTGCCCGCCGATACGACGAGCCGGACGGCGACGATCTATTGGGCGGCGTATTCGAGCGCTTGCACGCTGACCGCGACGTTATCTGACGGCAGCGCGACCGCCTACACCGTATCGCCGGGCACGACCGGCAGCGGCAATCAGAAGTTCTACAGCACGACAATCACTTGGGCGGCGAACTCCGCATCTCAGACGCTGACGATTAAAGCGACGATCACGACGACGGTCGGCACGTCGTATAACGTCATGCTGCACGCGGTCAAGTATCTGTCGGCCTCGGCGAGCGCGTCGGGAACGATCGCGGGCGCGCTGTCAGGCGTTACCGCCGCGATTTCTGGTTCTGAGTCGATTTCTGGCTCTCTGGCGGGCGCTCTCGCGGGTGTGACGGGCGCATTGTCGGGCGCGGAGTCGGTTTCCGGCTCGATTTCTGGCGCGCTAGCGGGCGTTGCCGGCGCTGTCTCGGCGTCTGAATCGCTTTCCGCTTCGCTCGGCGGCGCATTGCTTGGCGTCACCGGATCATTCGCCGCGCAAGAGCAGGTCGGCGCGGCGCTCGGCGGCGCATTGGGGGGCGTCAGCGGCGCACTTGCGGCGGCGCAGTCGATGCCAGGAGCATTTAGCGCGCAGCTCGTCGGCGTTTCTGGCGCGATGTCGGGCGGCGAAGCGATTTCCGGCTCCGCGGCCGGCGCTCTCGCGGGCGTCTCCGGCGCTTTCGCGGCTGGCTCATACACTGGCATCGGCGGCGCAATGGCGGCAACGCTCGCGGGCGTAAGCGGTTCTCTCGCCGGCGCGGTGACGATTCTGCCGGCCGGCGCGCTATCCGGTGCGCTCGCGGGCGTCTCCGGTCAACTATCCGGCTCGCTCGGCATCGGCGGTGCTCTTTCTGTCGCTCTCTCGGGCGTTTCTGGCGGGTTCTCTGGCATTACCTATGCCAACCCATCAGGCGTGATTTCGGGCGCGCTGGCGGGCGTCTCCGGCGCGTTCTCGGCGCCAACCTTCGCTAATCCGTCCGCGCAACTCTCCGTCGCGCTGGCGGGCGTCACCGCGCGCGTTCTTGGCGTCGTCATCGACACGAGCACGCCGAATCCGATTCGCTTCGCCGTTCCGATGGAGCGCCGCATTGCCGCGGTCAATTTCGACTCTCGCCGACCGTCCGTTTCTTGCGATTCGCGCGCCGCACTCGTCACGCCGGAATCCCGGCGCTTTGTCCTTCCTGCTGAAGCCCGTCGCATTGAAGTCTAAATATAGGGGGTGTCGCATGGCTTTGCTTGCTCCGCTGCCGCCGAAGGCGTCGGCCGCTGTTCTTGATTATCAAATGGATTGGTCGAACTGGCTCGCAGCCGGCGAAACCATCTCAAGCGCCGACGTATCGGCCGATGCCGGAATTACGGTCAATCCGACCGGCAAGACGACGAGCGTATCGGGCGGCGTCGTCACCTTCTGGCTTGGCGGCGGCGCATCGGGCACGACATACAACGTCACCGTAACCGTAACGACGACCGCGCGCGTCGATAGCCGAACGATTCAAGTCTCTGTCGGGCCGCGTCTGCTGCTCGGCGTCTCCGCTTAACCTCTCAGGAATTCCCCAATGAAACGCACTCTCACGCTGCTCGCGGCGGGTATCGTCGCGCTCGTTCTCTCCGCATGCGCTGTGCAACTGAAGCCGGTTTCGATTCCCGTCATTCCGCCCGCGCAGCTCGCCGCGCAGGTCTGTCCGATCGTGAAGGCGGACATCGACATTCTGACGAGCGCAGCCGGCCTCGCGCTTCTGACGCCCGCGCAACAAAGCACGCTCAGCGATTCGATCCAGCCCAAATTCAGCGCGGCGTGCGCGGCGGCGGAATCCGTCGACCTTGCAGCCCTTCAATCCTTCAATGCCGACGCCTTCCCCGCCCTGATCGCGATCGTTGCGGCAGTCCCGGCGATCCCGAATCAGCCGGCCGTTCTGCTCGCGCTGCAACTTGCGCAGCCGATCGTCTCGCAGATTGTGAGCGATGCCGCGGCGAAGGCGGTGCAATGAGCGCGTTTCTCACGTCGCTCGAAGTCGAGTTGATCAGCGACGCGACGAACAGCGGGCGCGGAACCTGGCGCCTGACCGCCCCGCTCGTCTATCGCTCCGACGTCGCCGATCAGACGTTCGTCGTGCCGGTCGGCTTCGAAACCGACTTCGCCAGCGTTCCGCGCGTGGCGCTGGCGTTCGCGCTGTGCGGCGATTCTGCGCACGCCGCGAGCGCGGTGCATGACTGGCTCTACACCTTCCACCCTGTAACCCGCGATGTGGCCGACGCGGTGCTCAGGGAGGCGGCTGTAGCGTCGGGCGTACCGGCGTGGAGGGCTGCGCTGCTGTGGGCGGGTGTGCGCGTGGGCGGGGGCGCCTCCCACTGGAAGGGCGCACCGACGACCATATAGCCATACGTATGGATGGCCATGCACACGTATTGACGTATGGTTGTATGGCCGTCCATACGGCTTAACGTATCACTTGAAGTATGCGCGCCCGTCCGCTACCCTACCGGCACAACAACCGGGGAGGGTGTATGAGCATAATTGCGGTGGTGATGCAGAAAGGCGGGGTGGGTAAAACCATGACCGCTACCAATGTCGCCGGTGCGCTCGCATCGCAGGGCGCGAGCGTGCGCCTGTATGATGCGAACCCGTATCAGAGCAGCGCGTATCAGTGGGGACAGGTGCGCGTGAGTTCCGGCGTGCCGCACAGCCTGAGCGTCGTTCGGGTCGATCAGAATTACGGGCATGCCGTCGCCGCCGACGAGCCGAATTTCGATCACATCGTCATCGACTGCCCGCCGAACCTTGGCGTCGAGACGCGCGTCGCGATGGCCGTCGCCGACATCATCCTGATACCGCTCCGCATCGGCCAGTTCGATACGTGGAGCCTCGCGCAAACCGCGCAGATCGTCCGCGAGAGGCGGGCGACGATGCCGACGCAGGTTCGCGCGATCGCTTTCGTGAATGCCGTTCCGCACTACATCAAAGCGGAACTTGACGAGTCGATCGACGTCATCAAAGAGATGAGCGACGATTTCGAATTGGGTCCGACGATCATCGACCGCGCCGCATACCGGAAGGGGTCAAAACTCGGGCTGTCGGTCCTAGAGTTGCCCGCGGAATACCGAGACGGGAAGGCGACGGATGAATTCGGCACGCTGCTCGCGGGGGTGCTCAATGGCTAATCCGCCGCTCAATCGCAGCATGGTCGACGCCTTCGCGAGCGGAACATCGATCGCCGCACCGAATCCCGCAGAAAAGGCGCCTGACGCGGCCGAAGCGCGCCCGATGTTTCGCGAGAAGCCGCCGAGCGAGAAAATGTCAGTCAACATGCCGAAAGACCTGTACGAAGCGCTGCGGGCATACATGAAGCTGACCGACATTCCGATGTCCGAAGTCATCGTTGAAGGCGCTCGGCGCGAGCTGGCGCGGCGGAAGCGGGGCGGCGAGTGATGCGGCGCCGACCAAAGGTTTCCGCGCAACAGCCAGGGCACGACGGAGCGCAGGGGCAATTGTGGGAAGAATTGGACGTCAACACGCTTTGGGTCCACGTCTTGCGCGGCACGCCACTTGATGAAATGGGCGTGAACGGGATCGCGGTGTACATCATGCTTAAGACGTACACCGACCTCGGAGACGGGACGGCATGGCCTAGCATTGCGAAGCTTGCTGCGCGCCTCAAAACGTCCTCTGACACGGTTGAGCGCGCCCTGAACCATCTTCTTAAGCTAGGCGTAATCACCCGCGAGAAGCACCCGGAGAACAGGCGGCAGAACATGTATAGATTTCACGAGCAATTGCCGATCGTCCGAAAGTCAGATCGCGAGCCAGTCGGCAGCGCCAGCGTGCAATATGTGCCGGTGGAGCTTCAAAGGCTTCTCGACGACCTCCAAGCGTTCGCGCGTACCGGCGCGCGCCCGAGCGGGCCGCAGATCGTTATCAATCTGTCGCTTCAGATCGGAAACAACAACACGCAGAACGTGCAGAACGTCACCGTATCGAGCGGCGTCGGTCGATCGACCGCGACTTCGATTGAGGAAATTTCTAAAATTCGAGGCGTGCTAAGTGCGATCAGTTCCGGCGAGCCGCCGAGCGATGTCTAGGTGTAAATATATAAGTCTTATTAGTGCCGCACCGGTGCGGTATTTCGAGCGAAATATGCCGCACCGGTGCGGGTTGTTTTTTCGAACATACCGCATGCGTGCGGCATATCGACTTTATGCACAGCCCGGAATATGCCGCATCGGTGCGGTATATCGCTCGACTTATCCACAGAAACGGTGCGCAACCCTGTTGAAAAGCGCGCCGGATAAGCGCGCCCTGAAAGATTGATCATAAACCTTATGTAAACTGGTGCAAGTTGCTCACCGCGGCACGACGCCGAACGCGTGAAGCAGCCTGCCCTTATGCGCCTCGAACTCTGCCGCTCGCTGGTCCCAGGGGTATGCCTGCTCGATGTTGCGGATCGCGCGCCGAATGGCGTTGCGAACGATTCTCCGCTCGCGCGTCGTCCAGCATGCGCTCCGGGCGCATCGCTCGTATGTCTTGCGGTATGTGAGCTTCACACCTTCCCCCGTTGATTGAGCCAAAGTTGCCGCGCGCGCTCCGCGAGCCGGAACGCGTTGCTAACCTGCTTCGCCGTCGGCCTGCCGCCGCCCGGAAAGCGAAACGCCGGGTCTTTCATTGCGCCGGCCTCGCCAATTGCGCGCGCCGCGTAGTGCTTCAGCGCGTCGGCGATGATTTCTGCGTCGGTCATTTCATCCCCGCAAACGCCATTGCGCGCCCCGCAAACCCTTCGCTACCCGCGCGCCCCGTCATCGCATTCCCGCCGAACTCCGGCGCCCTGTACCCCGCGCCGCGCGTTGCCTCTGCCGCGTCACGGAACCCGCGCAAGCCCGCGTCGTATCCGCTCAGGTTGCCCCATGCGTGCGACGGGCAGATAATCGGCTCTGCGCCCTTGCTCGCGGCCTTCGGTGCGAACTTGACGTAAGTCGTCATGTTGCCGTTCCACACTTCTCCGCGCGTCGTCAGCAGCAGCAGCGCGTCGTTCACCAAGCGCTGCTCGACGTCGGGGAAGGCTCCGTAGAAAGAGGAACGGGAGTAGCCCTTGCCCTCTTGCATGAAATCCAATATCTCGTTGGTGCTGATCGATTTCACTGATAAATCCTCTCGTTGGCCGGCACGTGCTGTTCTAGCGCGCGCTGCGTTTCTTCTATTAAGTCCTGCTCGCTGAAGCCGAAATGCGCTTCGTATGCTTCGGCGTTGTTGATGCCGTGAATCCCTTGATGCCTGTCGACGTGGTGAATCAGGCACACGCCGACCGTTCGGTAGTTCGATGAGCGCTTCCAGCCGCCGCGCCCGTATGCCTGGTGATGAACGATCGCCTGCATGTCGTCGACATCGAACCCGAGCCGCCTGCACACTGCGCAGCCGCGGCGCGCGACGCGGGCCATGTAATCGCGCTCTGCGGCCGGAACATACTTGCTCAAACTGCTACCTCCATGTGAGCCATCTTACCGTGTTTCATCGCTAAAAGGTAGTATTGACGGACAAATTTTTAGACCTGCATCATCAGCGAAGCGAACGGATTGAACTCGCGGCTGGCGATCGATCGAGCGCGCTGCAACGTCTCTTCGGCCAGAGCTTTGGCGCGCGCGACTTCCGTCTCTTCCTCGCGCTGTTCGCTGCACTTCGGGAGTCGGCCGTGTGCGTTCCATTTCGGCATTGCCGGCGTCTCGCCTTGACCGAACGAATACAGTTTCGCCGGATGGCCGCGCATCGGCACGATCCAGTCGGAGGCGTAGATTCGCCCGTCGCGCGCAGCGAGGTTCATGGCCGTGCGCGCTGTCGTTTCTCCGATGCCGAGCGCTTCGGCAATCTGCGCCTTCGTTTTCGGACCGTGCTCGACGAGCAGCGCGAGGATTCGGCGGTAGGTGGTGCTGCGATCTTTGATTGCGACGGTCATGATTGATATTCCTCGTACCCCTTGCCGGCTGGCAGGCGAATGTTGTTGGTGGCGCAGTACGCGACGACGTATTCAAGCAGGCTCGTCATACGCCGGATCGACATGCCGGCCGACGACTCGCGAAGGTTGATGAACTCGCCCTCGATGCCCGGCACGATGTCAGCGCCGCCGCCAGTCGCGACCGTATGCCCGCTGATCATGAGCACCTTCCATTGCGCCGCGCTCAGCGTGCGGCCGTGAAACTTGGCTTGCTTCGCCAGGTCGCCGAACAGCGAGTGCAGAAGCGCGTTTTGCTGCAATGAGCGCGTCGCGGGCTTGATGACAGCGCTCCACCCATCGGGCGCGGTGACGACGGCGCGCGCGGCCTGCGCTCGCGTGCGTTCGTTCAATATGACGGCGAGTTCAGTCATATGTCCGGTGCTCGCCGAGGTTCAGATACCCGATCAGTTCCTCGCGCGCCTCGTCGAACCCGCGGCACACGGCGACGTAATAGCCTTCTGCGCGCAGCTCGCGGATCATGTCTTTTTGCGACTCGCTCAGTGCGCCGCCCTTGGTGCGCTTCAGTTCGATGTACATGCCGCAGTAGATGCCGCACGGCTTCGCGATCACGACATCGGGAATGCCAGCGGCGACGCCTTCCTTTTTTAAACGAACCGCGGTGCGGAGTGACCGCTTCCCGCCGTTCGGCACGTGAAACGCAATCAGTTTCGGCATCGCCGCGCGGAGCCATTTGAAGAAATTCTGCTGCTCGGTCGACTCGGTAGGCACATGCTGCACGCCGTTTTTTGGTTCTCGGGCCAATTCAATCTCCTGCGCTTGCAAATTCACCGAACATATCTTTCGCCGCCTTCTTATATGCTTCGTGCGCTGACGCCGCATCATCGAAGAAGCCTAGGCTGATGTTCTTTTTCCCTTTCCCGATCCTCGCCCAAAACTTGCCGACATCCTTTCTCCATGACACACCCTTGAATCCCGTCATGTTATTGGCGTGTCGGCGCTTGTTCCGCGTGTTCTCTGCGAATGTCGCTATCCTCAGGTTCTTTCGCTGATTGTTCAGTCGGTCGCCGTCGATGTGATCGATGTTCCGGCTGTCGCCGAACTCAAGCCCGGCTATGGAGCGGTGCATTCCCAAAAGGGTCTGTCGTCGCGCGCCAGTAGGGTGCGGTACGTTCCTGACCGCGTACCCCGTCGAACTCACGTGCCACCTATAGGCGTTGAGCGCGTCGAAATCCTCGTCGTCGACCTTTGCAAATTTACCCTGCGTCAGCGGTATCTCTTTCATGCGCGTTTATCGCTCCTGATGTATTCGTTCAACTCGCGGCGAGCTATCGTTGCCGCTGCTTCGCCGTGCGCTTCCCTGACCCGCTCGACTAGCGCCTTGGCCTTCGAGTAATAGCCCTGCCTCCCGTCTTTCGCTGCTTCGCGGAAGCGTTGCCATGCCTCCGCGCGCTGTTGCTCCGTCATCGTCAGCACCAAATCACATTTGCGAGCGAAACCGATCGCCGGAAGAACCAAGGCCCTGTTCCGAATTGGGAATATTCCGAGTAGGCCGACAGGTGCGGAACGATGACGGTGTGCATGGTGGTTCTCGGTTAGAACGGCATCGTGTCGAGTTCGAGCGCGAATTCTTTCGGCTCGACGATCGGCTTGAACGTCATGCGGCGATATGCGTTGCGCGTGGCATTCACGTCGTCGATGCAGTAGTTCGCGACCGCCTGAATCTGCCCTTGCTGGATCAGCGGCCACACGTCCGCGCCGCACAAGCCTTCCGTCTTGCCCGCAATGCCGAGCGCCTTGCACAGATTGTCGAGCGAGATGTTGTTGCGCGAATCCCATCGAACCATCGTGTCGAAAATGTGATCCGACCACGGCGCCGCGCCGAACGGGATGAACGCGGGCGGCTTGATGCCGAGAATCACCGCGCGCTTGTAGATGAACGGCAGATCGAAGCCAGCGAGGTTGTGCCCGATGAACACCGGATTGCGCATGAGCGCGGGCGCGTAGAGTTCGCTGAGTGCGTCGAAGAAGTTTTCGAGCATCGCAATTTCGCTCTTACGCGACAAATCCCAAACAGTCATGGTGCGGGCCGGCGCATCGTCAATCGCAAAGCCGATCACCGCGACCTGACCCTGCGCGCCGTCGAATGACGTTTTCGCGAGTGTGGCTTGCGCCGTCTCTTCGAGCTTTTCATCGCGGAAGCGCTCGACCCACATCGCCAGCGCGTTCGCCTTCGAGGTGAATTTGATTTGGTCGGCGTCTTTCATACCGAGTTCTGCGCAGGCGCGCTCTTTGGTCATGTCCGACGGCGCTTTGAAGTTCTCGCGCAGGTCTGCGCGGATTTCTTCGATGAGTTCCGGGTTCTGCGCCGGCACAGTTTCGATGTCGACTACAATCTCCAGCTGGGTCATATCATCTCTCCGAGGTAGTGTTATAGGGCCAAAAAAGGGCGCCTCTAAAGACGCCTTCGTTCTGACCACGTTGATAGAATACCCGCGAGGTGCGGAACCGTCAAGCGGCTGCGCGCAGTTTTTTCGCGATCAGTTCCTGTCCGACGTTCACCGCGCGCTCGTCGACGACGGTGCATAGCAGTTCGCTTGCGCGGCGGGCCACATCGAGCGCCAGGTTCACGCTTTGCGCGTTTACGCCGCTCTGCATCGTCTGTTCGAGCTTATGCACCGCGGCGCGCAAGTGAATCAGGGCTTCGGCTGAGTTGGTTTGTTCGTTCATTGTTGGCTCGGTTGATTGCTTGCCTTCTCGATTGCTGCATCAATTGCCGCGTCGAGTGACGGGCCGCGTAACCTAGCGATCGAGTAATCCATCACATAG